TTAAAAACCGACTTTACATTCAACTACTTTTCCTACTATCTCAACATCGTCTTGTTTTAAGTCATAAATTTGTGTTTGATGTTCGGGGTTATAAGATTGAGGCATAAGCATGACAATATTTTTTTCTTGCTTAAAGCGCTTTATCGTAAAAGTATCGTGATTAACACGAACAGCGGCAATTTCACCGTTTTCAACTGTTGGTTGTACACGAACAGTTACAAGACTTCCGTCGGGAATGTTTGCGGCGGTCATACTATCGCCCTTTACTTTTAAAGCAAAATATTTACCACCATGATTTAATTCTGTATAAGTATATCCCTCATAATTTTCTTCCGAAAATATCGGTAATCCTGCCGCAATATCTCCTAAGATAGGTATTCTGTGCATTACAGGATTGTATGGGACTGCTCCGTCGGGTAATGGCGGAAGTTCTTTCATTGGTACATCTTCTCCCATTAACCAAGGTATAGAAACATTTAGAATATTTGCGTAAGTATCTAATCGTTTTTGCTTAGCTACATATTTACCTGATTTGTATTGACTCATTACACTTTCAGGAGTATCTGTAAGTCTGCATAATTCAGCGGCGCTCATACCATTATATTTTAAAGCCTCTTTTAAGCGCTCGGCAAATGTAGATTTCATTTTATCTCACCTCTCTTACAAGTATTATACAATAAACTTTGCAAAAACGCAATATTTATTTTGAAAAAAATAAAAAAACTTTGCAAAACCTATTGACTTTGCAAAACCAAAGTGTTATAATGACTTTGCAAACACAAAGTATAGGAGGTGTTAAAGTGTACAATTATAGCAAGCTTTTAGGTAGAATTAAAGAAAAAGGTTTTACTTTAGAAGCATTAGCAAAGAAAATAGGTCTTAATGTATCTACTCTAAGCAAGAAACTCAACAATAAAAGCGAATTTCATCAAGATGAAATTAAAAAAATATGTAGAGTGATTGATATAGAAATGTGTGATATAGGAACTTATTTTTTTTGCCAAGAGACTGTTGAAAAGTTGATAAATAAGAAAGTAGATGAGAATTATGAAATTTAAGAAAGATGAGTATATAAAGCTTTATTTTGAACAAAAAAGGTCATTTTTAGTTACAGAGATTATGAGTATATATACTGCAACGGAAGACCTTGAAATCAAAATAAAATGTTTGGAATTATTGAATAAAATAGAAGGATAATCTTCTTTAGACTATCCTCCTAAAATTCAATTATTGCAGTATAAAATTCCGTCTTTTAATGAAATATGTTCAAATTCAGTAAAACCAAATGATGATGAAATATTTGTAATTGTGTGCTTTTCATCAAGAGGAGATTTTACAGAAACAAAAACTTTGAATGATGGACAAAGCAGGACATATTTACCATAAAACTTATTATTTCTTTTATCTGAACTAAGAACTCCTTCAAACCCTTCTTTTTCAGAGCCTATTATTGAATAAGAAATATTTTGTTGCTTTGCCATATCTATAAATGACAGGAATTCGTTAAGTGTTTTTACAATTATCATTATAGTCACCTCCTTCCGAGATGATTATAGCACAAATGGTTAAAAAATACAATCGACATGTATAAGAAAGGAAAATTTAAATTATGGAAGAATTAAAGGTATTTGAAAATGCAGAGTTCGGCTCTGTAAGAACAACAACAGTAAACGGAGAGATTATGTTTGTCGGTAAGGATGTGGCGGGAATACTTGGGTATAGCAATCCTCGCAAAGCTTTAGCGGACCATGTTGATGAAGATGACAAAACGGATGGGGTAACGATTCGTGACTCCATCGGTAGAGAACAAAATCCGGTATGTATCAATGAATCGGGTTTGTACAGTCTTATCTTATCAAGCAAAATGCCGAATGCGAAGAAGTTTAAGCATTGGGTTACGGCTGATGTATTACCGGCTATACGCAAAACAGGAATGTATGCGACCGAAGAACTATTGGAAAATCCCGATTTGGCTATACAGGCGTTTACGGCATTAAAATTGGAGCGAGAGAAAAATAAGAAACTAAACACCACTGTTAAAGTTCAAGAACAGCAGATTATGGAACTTCAACCAAAGGCGTCATATTATGATTTAGTTTTAAATTGTCCCGATTTATTATCAGTCACTGTCATAGCAAAGGATTACGGTAAGTCGGCAAAATGGTTAAACAATTTCTTAAAAGAACACCAGATACAGTTTAAGCAAGGAGGGATATGGCTGTTGTATAAGGAATATGCTGAAAAAGGCTACACAAGTACAAAGACGCATACTGTAAACGGAAATGACGGCAAGCAACATTCTAAAGTAAATACATATTGGACACAAAAAGGCAGATTGTTTATTTATGCATTGTTAAAGAGCGAGGGTATACTTCCGATAATGGAACAGGAGCAGATCGCTTAGTACAAAGTAATAGGACAAAAAATGAAATACATAGATTAAAGCAGGAGGTGGAAATCATGGAGGCGGAAAAGACCAAAAAGGCAAGAAAGCCGAGAAAGCAACCTAAAGTACATGTTGAAGTGGTAGGAAGTTGGCAAGACAGACCTGCTTATGAGCGTTTTCAGCATTGGAAACCTCATATAGAAAATATGTATCATATGCTTGGGTACGGTGATGTAACGGTTGAGCCGTCGCAGGAGATGATTGACGAGTACAATGCTATTCAAGCAAACAAAGAAAAAGGAGCTTAATGCTCCGATGATGGGACAAGCTCACAGGATAAAGAGAGGTAAACTAATGAACACAATAGGAATTGCACTGATTAGTTTCAGTATCGGACTAATCATAAGTTGGAAATTGGCAGAAAGGGACATAAAAAATGCTAAAAAGAAAACCAAAAACAGAGAATGAGAAAACGGAAGAATATTTTCACAGAGAAGTATTTCCGATGATTAATGCATTCGCCAAAGAGTGCAAGGGACACCCTAATCAAAATTATATAGTGAAAGGAATATTTTCAAATGAACAAATATGTAGTAATGACGGGCAGAGATGATGTTGTGGTTTTAAATGCCGACGACAACAAGTCGGTTAAGGCGTACATAGCAAAAGGTTACGGCATAACAAATCGTATTAAGTCAAAACACCCGCTTGAAATGAGTGTTGCGAAGATTATCAGTGGAGATAACTAAAAGCTATGACGAAATACGAATTTGACGATTTGGCGTGCATAGACGATGATTTTGCTTGTCGTGATGACGACTTCGCCTGTATCGATGATGATTGGGCGTGCATAGATGATGATGACGCAGTATGCGACGATGAACGCGACGGACTTACGGAAGAAGAAGCCGACGCATACGAAAAGGAAAAGCGTGGTATGACCTATTCAAAGAGGTATTGCAGTTCCCGTACAGTTACGGATTATCTTGGGAAATAGTTTCGGCATGATGAGAAGAAAATACTGAAAATGTATAACGATTTAACACCGAATGAAAAGCATTTGGTAGGTGTTTTCGTAAATGCGATGATACTTAGTCGCAATAAAAATGACCGTCAGAGCGGCAACTCTATAACGGTCAAATAACAAAAGCACATAGATTATTAATCTATGTCAACATTATATCACAGAAAGGAACGAAAATCAATGATAAAGATAAATGAATTACAGCTTGAAAATGTCAAGCGAATAAAGGCGGTAAAACTTGAGCCGGCACAGAATGGTTTAACTGTTATCGGAGGTAAAAACGGACAGGGTAAAACTTCTGTCATAGACAGTATAGCGTGGGCACTGGGCGGTGACAAATACCGTCCGTCACAACCACAGCGTGACGGCTCGGTCATTCCGCCTATTCTTCATATTGAATTGTCAAACGGTTTAATTGTGGAGCGCAAGGGCAAGAACAGTGCATTGAAAGTAATAGATCCGAACGGTAACAAAGGCGGTCAACAGCTTTTGAATGAGTTTATTGAACAATTTGCACTGGACTTGCCGAAATTTATGCAAGGCACATCAAAGGAAAAAGCAGAGATACTACTTCAAGTAATCGGTGTCGGAGAGCAGTTATATGAAATTGAAAACAGAGAAAAACAACTTTACAACGAACGTACCGCAATCGGCAGAATAGCAGACCAAAAGAAGAAGTTTGCGGAAGAAATAGTCGATTACCCCGAAGCACCGAAAGAACTTATTTCAATCTCGGAACTTATCCTAAAGCAACAGGAAATACTTGCAAAAAACGGCGAAAACCAACGTAAACGTGAAAAGGCACAATCACTTTTAAAGCGTTCCGAAGATTTAAAAGCACAGATTACAAATCTTCAATCACAACTTGATGTTGTACTTTCGGATCTTGAAATTGCACAAAAATCGGCACTTGATTTGCACGACGAATCAACCGAAGAACTTGAACAGAACATCAAGAACATTGAGCAGATAAACATTAAAGTTCGTGCCAATATGGATAAAGACAAAGCCGAAGAAGAAGCGAAAGAATACAAGGACAAGTATGAAGAGCTTACCACAGCTATTAGTAACGTTCGTAAAGAAAAGACGAATTTATTGAAGAATGCAAATCTGCCACTTGATGGATTGTCGGTTGAGGACGGCGAGCTTACATACAAAGGCTTTAAGTGGGATAACATGAGCGGTGCGGAGCAGATGAAAGTATCAACGGCTATTGTCAGAAAGCTCAATCCCGATTGTGGTTTTGTACTTCTTGATAAGTTGGAGCAAATGGATACCGACACATTAAAAGAGTTCGGTGAATGGCTTGAAAAAGAGGGATTGCAGGCAATAGCCACAAGAGTAAGTACAGGTGAAGAATGCAGTATCATCATTGAGGACGGATATTCAAGCGAATTAAGCACAGCAACACCTAATGCGACAAAAACTTGGAAAGAGGGAGAATTTTAATGGATATTACAAGCGGAAAAATCGAATCGGCACAAAAAGTAATCATATACGGTCCGGAGGGAATAGGCAAATCGACGTTTGCGTCGAAGTTCCCAAGTCCTCTGTTTTCGGATACAGAGGGCAGTACAAAACATATGGACGTAAGACGTTTGCCTAAGCCTACCTCTTGGACATTGCTAAAAGAGGAAGTAGCATATGTCAAAGCAAATCCGACTGTATGCAAAACATACATTATAGATACTTTTGACTGGGCGGAAAGACTTTGTATTGCAAAGATATGCGCAGATAATAACAAAAAAAGTATTGAAGATTTCGGATATGGTTCGGGATATGTGTACGAATTAGAGGAAATAGGCAGATTTTTAAATTCACTTGATGAATTGATTGAATTGGGTATCAATGTAGTTTTGACGGCTCATGCACAGTTGCGCAAATTTGAACAGCCGGACGAAATGGGAGCATATGACCGTTGGGAGTTGAAACTCGGCAAAAAAACAAGTTCGCAGATTTCACCTATTTTGAAAGAGTGGGCGGATATGATTTTATTTGTCAACTATAAAACATTTTCGGTTGCGACAGATGACAAAGGAACAAAACATAAGGCACAGGGCGGTACAAGAACAATGTACACCACGCATCACCCTTGTTGGGACGCAAAGAACCGTCATAATCTTCCGGACGAAATGCCGTTTGAATATGAACGAATTGCACATTGTTTTAAAGATAATGCACCGACACAAACGGTTACACCGACAGTCACACCACATATAGAGCCGACTGTTTCACAGGTAGTCACACCACCACAAAAAACGACAGTTGCACCGCCTGCACCGCCGATTGACAACAACGTATCAGACGAAAGAAAAGAATTTGATACACCGGCACAATCGTTTGATATGCCGAACGGAAATATACCGAAAGCATTGTCGGATTTAATGCAGATTAATAAGGTAACAGACGCAGAAATCAGACAGGCAGTTGCGTATAAAGGATATTATCCCGAAGATACACCGATAGAAAATTACGACGCTGATTTTATCAACGGTGTATTGGTAGGAGCATGGAATCAAGTATTTGAGATTATAAAGAAAATGAGAAATGAGAATGTATTTCAAGGAGGTAACGAATAATGGCAGAAGAAAGAGAATTTGGTTGGGATGATGAAATAGAAAACGACAATGAGTTTCAAATATTGCCCGACGGTGATTATAAATTTACGGTAACAGGCTTTGAGCGTGGCAGACATCAAGGAAGTGCTAAACTTCCGCCGTGCAATAAAGCGATTATAACATTAAACGTTGCAGACGGCAAAGGTAATCAAGGTACGATTAAACACAACCTGTTTTTACATACCAAAACAGAGGGAATGCTTTGTGCATTTTTTACCGCAATAGGACAGAGAAAGCATGGCGAAAAGTGCCGTATGAATTGGAGTGCGGTTGTCGGAGCAACAGGCAGATGTAAAATCGGTATACATGAATATACAAGCACTAAGACAGGTGAAGTCTTAAAATCCAATGAAATCAAAAAATTCTATGAGCCGACAGGAACACAAGCCGAACCAACGCAATCACCTGCGTCGTCATTTACTCCGGGAAGTTTTTAAGGCGGTGTCATAAATGGAATTAAGACCATATCAAAATGAAGCTAAATCAGCCGTTTTCCGCGAGTGGGAGAACGGCTGTAATAAAACATTGCTCGTTCTTCCGACAGGGTGCGGTAAAACAATAGTTTTTGCAAAAATAACGGAAGAATGTGTGCGAAAAGGTCAGCGTGTTTTAATACTTGCACATCGTGGGGAACTGTTGGAACAAGCGTCTGACAAGATTATGAAAACAACCGGCTTAGGTTGTGCAACGGAAAAGGCAGAGGAAAGCTGTATAGGAAGTTGGTACAGAGTAGTTGTAGGTTCGGTACAAACACTAATGCGTGAAAAAAGATTAAATCAATTCAAAAGTAATTACTTTGATACCATTATAATAGACGAGGCACATCATTGCATATCCGACAGTTACAGACGTGTATTAGACCATTTTTGTGACGCAAAGGTATTAGGAGTTACGGCAACACCCGACAGAGGCGATATGAAAAATCTCGGACAGGTTTTTGAAAGCCTTGCATATGAGTATACACTTCCCAAAGCTATTAAAGAGGGATATTTAAGTCCAATAAAGGCTCTGACAATTCCGTTAAAGCTTGACCTAACAGGAGTGGGAACACAGGCGGGCGACTTTAAATCAAGCGATTTAAGTACGGCACTTGATCCGTATTTGTATCAGATAGCCGATGAGATGACAAAACACTGCAAAAACAGAAAAACGGTTGTATTTCTGCCACTTGTAAAGACGAGTAAAAAGTTTAGAGATATTCTGAACGAAAAAGGTTTTAAAGCGGCGGAAGTAAACGGCGAAAGCAAAGAAAGAGCAGAAATATTAAATGATTTTGAAAACAATAAGTATAACGTATTGTGCAATTCAATGCTTTTGACAGAGGGTTGGGATTGCCCTGATGTTGATTGCGTTGTCATATTAAGACCTACAAAAGTACGCAGTTTGTACAGTCAAATGGTAGGACGCGGAACAAGACTTGCACCGAATAAGGACCACTTACTTTTACTCGATTTTTTATGGCATACGGAACGACACGAACTGTGTCACCCCGCACATTTGATTTGCGAAAATGAAGAAGTTGCCGTAAAAATGACGGAGAATATCGAAAATGCGGGTTATCCTGTTGACATAGAAGAGGCAGAGGAAAAGGCAAGCGAAGATGTAGTTGCACAAAGAGAAGAGGCACTTGCAAATCTTCTTGCGGAAATGAAGAAACGTAAGCGTAAATTGGTTGATCCTCTGCAATTTGAAATGAGCATACAAGCCGAAGATTTATCGGGATATGTACCGACATTCGGTTGGGAAATGTCACCTCCGTCAGACAAACAAATAAAGGTACTTGAAAAATACGGAATATTCCCTGATGAAATAGATAACGCAGGTAAGGCAACCAAACTGCTTGAACGATTGGAGAAAAGACGTGTGGCAGGACTTACAACTCCAAAGCAAATACGCTTTCTTGAAAGTCGAGGTTTTCAGCACGTCGGTGTTTGGGAGTTTGAAAAAGCAAAAAATCTTATTGACAGAATTGCCGCAAACGGTTGGCGAATACCGTCGGGGATAAATCCGAGTGAATATTAAAGGAATTAAGATATGAACGATTATAATTTGACAGAAATTCTTGAATATATTGATCCGTCAACTTGCAGTTATCAAGAGTGGATAAACGTAGGTATGGCACTAAAACACGAGGGATATACGGTATCTGATTGGGATATGTGGAGTATGAAAGACGTAAACCGTTACCATAGCGGTGAATGTGCAAAGAAGTGGGCGACATTTCAAGGCTCATCTGCTCCCGTTACTGGCGGAACTATCATTCAAATGGCTAAAGAAAACGGATACCATTATGAGAATGTATCAGCCGAACTTGATTGGGACAGTGAAATAGGTTCTAAAGACGAACTTGTTGTAGTAGACAGGAACTGGCTTGAACGCAGTGAGATACATATTCCCGAACAATGGAATCCGACAGAGCAGATTATCACATACCTCGAAACACTTTTTGAGCCGGATGAAAACGTAGGCTATGTTACGGAAAGTTGGGAACATGACGGAAAATTCTTGCCGTCAAAAGGCTGTTACGACAGAACGGCAGGTCAGCTTATAAAGGAACTGTACCAATGCAAAGGCGATATAGGCAGTGTACTCGGCGATTATAACAGCGAAGTCGGTGCGTGGATAAGGTTTAACCCTCTTGACGGTAAGGGCGTAAAAAATGAAAACGTAACGGAGTTCAGATATGCACTTGTCGAATCCGATACAATGGACATTTCGGCACAAAAAGCCATTATAACAGAATTGGAATTACCTGTTGCGGCACTCGTATACAGTGGCAAAAAGAGCCTGCACGCAATAGTAAAAATTGACGCGTCAACATATGAAGAATATAAAAAACGTGTTGATTATCTGTATAACGTGTGTAATAAAAACGGATTGAAACTTGATATTCAGAATAGAAATCCGTCAAGATTATCGCGTATGCCGGGCGTAATGCGTAACGATAAAAAACAATATCTTCTTGATACCAATATAGGCAAAGAAAATTGGAATGAGTGGCGTGAATGGATAGAAAGCGTTAATGATGACTTGCCCGATCCCGAAAGTATGGCTGATGTGTGGGACAATTTACCCGAACTTGCACCGCCATTAATTGACGGTGTATTAAGACAGGGACATAAAATGCTTATAGCGGGTCCGTCAAAGGCGGGTAAATCATACGCATTGATTGAGTTGTGCTGTGCCATTGCAGAGGGGAAGAAGTGGCTTGAATGGAACTGTACGCAAGGCAAAGTAATGTACGTTAATCTTGAACTTGACCGAGCAAGCTGTCTGCACCGTTTTAAGGACGTTTATACAGCACTTGGCATAGCACCCGACAATCTATCCAACATTGATATTTGGAATCTTAGAGGACGCAGTGTACCAATGGACAAGCTCGCTCCGAAACTTATACGCAGGGCAAGTAAAAAGAATTATATAGCGATTATAATTGACCCGATATATAAGGTTATAACGGGTGACGAAAACAGTGCAGACCAAATGGCACACTTTTGCAATCAGTTCGACAAGGTGTGTACGGAACTCGGCTGTGCGGTGATATATTGTCATCATCACAGTAAGGGTGCGCAGGGCGGTAAAAGAAGTATGGACAGAGCCTCGGGTTCGGGTGTGTTTGCACGTGATCCCGATGCACTTATCGACCTTGTAGAACTTGAATTGAACGACGATATATTAAAACAGGAAAAGAATAAGGCAGTATGTAAAGTATGTGAGGGTTGGTTATATAAATACGATAAACTGTATCATGCGTCACAAGACGATTTGTGCAGTGAAACTCAAATGCTTGCATTGTGCCGAGAATACCTTGAAAACGACGCTTACGAGTGCGTTATAGAAGATGTAGGTAAGGTAAGAAAAACGGTTGAAAGCCGTAGTGCGTGGCGTATAGAGGGTACGCTTAGAGAGTTCCCAAAGTTTGCGCCTGTAAACCTGTGGTTTAAATATCCTGTTCATAATATTGATAATATCGGTGTGCTGAAAGATATTGCGGTTGATGACGGAATGTCGACGTGGAAAAAGAATTTTGCTAAAAAGAAAACAGACGCAGAACGTAAAAACGAACGTAAAAATTCCCTTGAAACAGCATTTGAAGCGTGCGGAATTGATGATAAAGTGACAGTAAAAGCAATGGCAGAATATATGGGAGTTACAGAGAAAACTGTAAGAAACAGATTGAAAGAACACGGCGGATTTTGGATTGATGAGGGTCAAGTCGGTAAGAAATAAGAGGGAAAATGTCGGAGGGAAAATTACTCTTTAAAATTTCCCTAAGAGGGAAAATATCGAAATATTTTCTTTCCTTTCCTTAGAGAAAAAGTCGAGAAAAAATTAATTTTCCTTAGGGAAGAAAAACTCGGGAAAATATCGACTTTTTCCCGAGGGAAGGAAAATGTATATATACTACGTATATATAAAGGTTTCCCTTTCCCTAAGGTCAGGGGGAAGTAGTTGTGCGACAGCTTACGCACAACAACTCCTTCCCCTTACTGACTGACAAAGCAAAAATTTCAGAACAGACACAAAGTAAATAAATGGAAGTGAGAAAATGAAAATACAATTTTTTATGGCAATGATACCGCCGACAAAAACGTATCAAGAAAAAAAGGTTGCAGTCGTAAAAGGTAAGCCGGTATTTTATGAACCGCCGGAAGTTAAAGCGGTAAGAGAAAAACTTGCGGCACACCTTTCACATTACGCACCTAAAAAGATGTTTGAAAAGCCTGTGCGATTGGTAACAAAGTGGTGCTTCCCTAAAGGCAAGCATTCGGACGGTGAGTATAAGGCAACAAAACCCGATACGGATAACTTACAAAAAATGCTTAAAGACGTTATGACGGAAGTAGGATTTTGGAAAGATGACGCACTTGTGGCAAGTGAAATAACAGAAAAGTTTTGGGCGGAGCAGACGGGCATATTTATAAGCATTGAGGAATTGTGATATGGATATTCTTGAAGTAAAACAAAATCTTAATAAAACGGTTTATTATTCGGATTTTTATAATATCCCCGAACCGACACCGTTTATCCTTAATGCGTGTATCGCAAGAAAAGACCCGAGAGGATTTTTGAAATATTCACTTGAACTGTTGGATAAAACCAAACACGCAGTAATTATTGTGCCGATTGAAAAAGTAAAATTGAAAAATGATGAATGAGGAGGATAACGATTTGACGATTAAAGAATGTAAAGAATGGCTTTCGAGAGCGAGAAAGACGGACGAGGAGATTGACGCATTGATTTTGGAGCAGGAGCGAGCATTGACAAACGCAACAAGCACTGTGGCTCAGTCGGGCAGTGAAAAGGTGCAGACGTCAAACGTGAATACTTCGGAGAATAAGTTCATAAGCTATGCCGCTTATTCCGAATTGATAGATAAACGCATTGACAGACTGTATGAGATTAAAAAAGAGATTTTGGAAAACGTGAATAAACTCGACGATGCAACACTTCGGACACTGTTAATTTTACGCTATTTGAATTTTCAAACATGGGAAATGATTGCTTGTAAAATGAATTACGGGTACAGACATATTTTGCGTTTGCACGGTAACGCACTGATTGAAATTAAGAATGTCATTGAATGTCACATTGAACCTGTGATATAGTATATCATGAAATAAGTAACATAAGCGGTGTATCATCGTGAGATGATGGGTGAATATCTCGTGTAATTGGTGGGAATGGAGATATAAAAAAAATTATCAAAAAAAATGTTTGAAGTTGTAATATTATGGGTATATATCATACGAGGTGATGATATATGTCCAAAAAAGAAAAAAATTCGATAAAAGATATAACCGAAGATGATGAAGAAACTAATCTTTTTAGAGCCGAAATGATGAATTTTTATAAGAACAAGACCGAAGAAGAACTTTTAAATGAAAAGTATAGGTTAGAAATAAAAATGTATGAAAATGAAAATAATGATCCGATGTATTACACTAATACAATATCAACTTTTTCGAGTTTATTAATATCCGTGACAGCTGCAATATTTACTTTTAACTCTTTAAGTGTAGCATTGTCAAAGGATATAAGCGAAGATATGAGATTTAATTCATATTTACTTGTTTGTATAATTATAATAAATATTCCAACTTGGATTCGTTTAGCCCGTAGTTACGGTAGTAAGATGGACAAATTATGTAAATGTAAGCAATGTAAAATAGCTTTAATGTGCATAGACGATATACTTAATGAGCGGCAATTTCAAACGGTAGAATGTAATGATAAAGTTAAAAGATATTACATAGAAGTGAGAGATAGAAAATAGAAATTCAAAACACACCTAATTGGGTGTGTTTTTCTATACCCAAAAACAGGAGGTGAAATTCATGGCAAGACCGAGAAAGATTACGAAAGAGACAGTCCAAAAACTCGAAGAGGGATTTTTAATGGGGTTAAGTGACCGAGAGGCTTGTATTTATGCGGATATAGCGGTAAGCACATTATACAATTACTGCAAGAAACACAAGGAGTTTTCGGAGCGAAAAGAGCTACTAAAAGACAATATCAAAATGAAGTCGAAATTAAACGTTGCACACGGGATAAAAAAAGGTGATATTAATTTGTCGTTATGGTATCTTGAACGCAAATGCAAAGATGAATTTTCACCGAAACAGGAAATAACGCACAGTGGCACAATGGACATAAACAATCCTATGGCAAATCTTACGACTGACGAATTAAGGAAGTTGATAGGTGATGGATAAAAACTTAATAATGCTTGAGGCGAAGAAAGAACTTGCACGACGCGAGTTCTTTTATTTTTGCCATTTAACCGCACCGTCATTCTACAAGTCGGAGAGAGAATTTCTTGTACGGTTATGCAACGAAATGCAATCGTTTTACGAAAGTGACGAGAACGCATTGATTATCAATTTACCGCCACGACACGGCAAGAGCCGTACGGCATCAATGTTTGTTGAGTGGGTGCTCGGCAGAAATCAAAGCGAAAAAATAATGACCGGCTCATACAATGAAACGTTATCAACCACCTTTTCAAAAGCGGTGCGTAACGCCATTCAAGAAGAAAAAGCCGATACGGAAAAGATTATTTACAGTGACATATTTCCGAATGTGAGGATAAAGCAAGGCGACGGAGCGATGAACTTATGGAGCCTTGAGGGCGGTTACAACAACTATCTTGCCACATCGCCGTCCGGTACTGCGACAGGTTTCGGAGCGAGTTTACTTATAATCGACGACCTTATCAAAAATGCCGAGGAGGCATACAACGAAACAGTCAAAGAAAAGCATTGGGAATGGTTTACGAACACAATGCTTTCACGACTTGAAGAAAAAGGCAAGATAATCATTATAATGACACGGTGGGCTTCGGGCGACCTTGCGGGACGTGCGATTGAGTATTTCAGCGACAACAACATATCTCACAGAGTAATCACGATGAAAGCCGTTTGTGATGACGGCAATATGCTATGTGATGAAATCTTGTCACGGAGCAGTTACGACTTAAAGATTAAGGCAATGGGTGCGGACATAGCAAGTGCGAATTATCAGCAAGAGCCGATTGATTTGCAAGGCAAACTCTACACAACGCTTAAAACATACGACAGCTTACCGCCGATTACGCAAATACAATCATATTGCGATACCGCCGATACAGGTGCGGACTATCTCTGCAACATAATATACGGTATATACGGCAAAGAAGTATACGTCATAGACGTGTATTATACCGACGAGCCTATGGAGATTACAGAGGGTGAAACGGCACGCAGATTGTATGAGAACAACGTAAATCTTGCAAAGATTGAAAGCAATAACGGCGGACGTTCGTTCGCAAGACGCGTGCGTGAAATACTTGCCGAAAAATACGGCAGCAATTTTACAACGGTGAAATGGTTTCACCAAAGCAATAACAAAGAGGCACGAATATTATCCAACAGCACTTGGGTAATGGAGCATATATATTTTCCTTGCGACTGGCACATACGTTTTCCCGAATACTATAAGGCGATGACGACATATCAGCGTGAGGGCAAGAACAAGCACGACGACGCACCCGACGCAACAACAGGTATTGCAGAGATGATGAACAGGAAAAAAGGCGGACTGTCAATTTTAAAGTAGGTGATAAAATTGGATTTGGAAACAGTAAAGAAACTGATAAAGAAATATATACCCGGACACGAAAATTTTATATCAAGAGTGCAGACGGCGGAACGATATTATCTGAACGATAATGACATTCTGCATATGACGCACAGTGACGGCGAAAAACCTTTGAGGAATGCGGACAACAGAATACCGTCTAATTTTCACGGATTGCTTGTAGACCAAAAGTCCGCATATATGTTTACGTCACCGCCGTTATTTGATGTCGGAAATAAATCGGCGAATGAGAAAATAAGCAATATACTCGGCAGTCGATACACGAAAATATGTTCAAGACTTGCGATAAATGCGTCAAATGCGGGTTTGGGTTGGATTCACTACTGGGATAATGACGGATTTAAGTACGACGTTATAGACAGCAAGCAAGTTATACCGATATGGAGCGATACTTTGGAACACGAACTTACGGCGTGTTTCAGAACATATCAAGAGCTTGACGATAACGGTGACACTTACCACGTTTATGAGTATTGGACTGATAAGGAATGCAGTGTATTCCGTAAGAAGATTGGCGACGGTCTTGAACGGCTTGAAATGTATAATATGTTCAACGTGTACGACGTTGAAACAAACGGAACTATATGTAACGTGTACAGTCATAATTTCGGACGTGTACCGTTTATTCCGTTTTTCAATAACGGCTTTCATCGTGATGACCTTACACCGATAAAGGGACTCATTGATACATACGATAAAACTTACAGCGGATTTATAAACGACCTTGAAGATATACAGGAGATTATATTTGTACTCAGCGGATATGAGGGCGAGAGCCTTTCGGAGTTTTTGACACAGCTCAAGAAGTACAAGACTATTAAGCTTGATTCGGAGGACGGAGCAAGCGGAGGACTTTCGACTTTGACGATTGATATTCCGGTTGAGGCAAGAGAGAAAATGCTCCAAATGACACGCAAGAGTATTTTTGAACAGGGCAAAGGTATTGATCCCGATCCGCAGAACTTCGGTAATTCATCGGGTACGGCATTGAAATATTTGTATTCACTGCTTGAACTCAAAGCCGGTATGGCAGAAATGGAGTTTAGGAGTGGGTTTGAAGAACTCATCAAAGCGATATGCGATTACAGCGGTATCGCTTGTGAAAATGTCACGCAGACGTGGACAAGGACAAGCGTTTCAAACGACACCGAACTTGCGGATATAGCACAAAAAAGCGTTGGTGTTATATCTCAACGCACGATTATTGAACGTCATCCGTTTGTCGAGGACGCAGATAAGGAAATGGAGAGAATTGCGGAAGAAAAGGACGACAGTGACGATATAATGGGTGGACATAATGAACGAGTATTGGAAGAAGAGGAACAGTGAGCTTTTAAAAATCCACGCACAGAAAGCCGATGATATAGAACGCGAACTCATAAAAGAGTATGAAAGGTCCTTAAACGGCATAAAAAAAGAGATTGAAACGTTTTACGCAAGGTATGCGGGTGAAAACGGTATCAGTATGGCAGAGGCACGAAAACAGCTAAGTCGTGACGAACTTAAAGGGTTTAAGCTGTCGCTTGAAGAATTTCGCGAAAAGGCACTTGATAACGCAGACGGCAAGTGGACGACAATGCTTGATAATGAGTATATGCGTTCAAGGGTAAGCCGTTTGGAGGCACTCAAATATCAAATGCGTGGAGAAGTCGAACTCTTGAAACAAAAGCAAGAGGATAAATTTTCAACATCACTTAAAAAGGCATACAGTGATACATATTATACAACAAATAAACATATTGCCGATTCGGTTGATTATGCTGTTAATTTTGCAAAGTTCGACCGTGACACGGTAAAGAATGCGATATATGAAAAGTGGCTTGACGGAAGTAACTTCTCTGACCGAATATGGAATGATAAGCAGAAACTTTTGAGAGAACTTAATACAAATCTTGTACATGGCATAACGAGGGGCGACAGTCCCGATAAAATGATTAAAAATATTTCTGCAAGAATGAATGTTTCAAAAAGCCGTTCCGCCGCACTGTATCAGACGGAATATACGCATATTATGGTTGACGCAAGATTGCGTTCGATAATGGACGCAGGGTGTGACGAATACGAGATTGACGAGAATATGGACAGTGATATTTGCGATGAGTGTGCAAGTATGCACGGAAAGCATTTTAAACTGTCCGAATATCAGCAAGGCATAACCGCACCGCCGTTTCATACCCGTTGTCGTGGTACAATAACGGGATATTTTGTGGAAGAAGAGGAAACACTTGAAAATGTTGAAGATACTGATACTATGTCTTTGTCGAAAGTATTTGATGAAGATGGTGTTAGATGTAAATGCAATCCTGTAAAAAATCATAACGGTATTTATACGCAAACAAACTCGAAGAACGCACAGAATACAATAAAGTTTGTAATAGATACTAAGAATAGTATCGATTTATTGGGTGATGTTTCAGAAATCGTAATAGCAAAATCAATAAAAGGTATAGCCGCATACAGTCACAAAAACAATCGCTTATATATCAATGAGAAATTGACAGATGAAAGCTTTTTGAATGAAATGCTAAAAGACGGGTATTTTGTCGCGGAGAACAAGCTTGATGTATTGTGGCATGAAATGTTCCATAAGAAACATTGGGATTTTGTGTTGACAAACGGTGGAGAAAGTAATAAAATGAACATAGAATCAGAGTTGCGGAAATACGTAAAGGAACAACAAAGACTTGATTATTCTTATGTGTCAAATACTGTTAGTCGAAATGCAAAAGATGGATTGAAAAGAGAGGGCAACAGACAATTAAATGAATTAATTGCGGAAGTGCTGTTACAAGAGAAAAAGGGAATTGTAAAAGATAAGCGGTTATTGGAATTGGTAAAGAGGTGTGTAAAATGATGAGGCTTATAACAGAATATGATTTGAAGATGAGTAAAGAGTTGGACAAATGGGAAGAGTATCCCGACGGAGAATGCCACTTACGAGAAGATGCACCTGAAGAAGTAAAAAAGTATTACGAGAAGTTACGAAAAGAATATAGTATGTTTGATTAAAGCAAAAAACACTAATGAGTATGTTTTTATTACAACAAAGGGAGTATAGGCAATGGATAATTTTAAAGTTATTTATAAAATACTTAAAGTCCTTGAAAGTGCAATGGATTGTGATGAAGTTGATAGGTCTTTGCTAAAGGCAGAAAATTTCAAGATAACAGAAAATCGATTTGAGAATATTATCAGAATGCTTGCCAAAGAAGAATATATAACCGGAGTAATCATAGTTGATATGATAGGAATACAGGGAATCAAATTCGATGATGTCCGAATAACATTAAAAGGACTTGAATATCTTAGCGAAAATTCTTTGATGAAAAAAGCGGCAAATTTAGCTAAAAGCATTAAAGAAACAATTCCCGGTATATAAATTAAATATACATTAAGCACGTCTTAGGGCGTGCTTTTTTGATACGAAAAAGGAGAGTGGGACAAGTGAATATACGAGGTTTACCGCCTTAGCACCTATGAAACGGTGCTTTTTTTATACTCTTTTTTCAGCGTTGCAGAGAATAAAGAACAATGCTTTTTACAGGAACGCACCTGAATAAAAAATTAATTATGGAGGAGAAATAAGAATGGAATGGTTAAAGGCAATATTGGAAAAGGCGAAGATTGAGGACGGCAAGTTGGATATTGACGGAGTGATGTCGACTGTAAACTCTGAATTTCCGAAGTATGCAGTACCGAAAAATGTTTTCAATGACAAAGTTACGGAGCTTAAAACGGCGAACAAAACCATTGAGGACCTTAAACAATCAAATGCCGACAATGAGGGATTGCAGAAGAAAATCACAGAGTATGAAGGCGAGATTGAAACGCTCAAGACAAATGCGTTGAACACCGCTAAGACGTTTGCTTTAAAAGAACAGCTTGCAAAAGCAGGTGTGACAGATGCAGATTATCTTATTTACAAGCAAGGCGGAATTGACAAGTTTACATTCGACAAAGACGGTAAGCCTGTCGGTGTAGACGATATTCTTAAACCGCTTAGGGAGGATAAGACGTACTCACACCTTTTTGCCGAAAAAGGAGGAGCATATACACCAAAAGGCGGAAGTGGAAGTTCAGACGTAAATCCTTGGGCAAAGGAAACATTCAATCTTACCAAACAGGGAGAAATTTATAAAAACGACCCTGCTAAAGCAAAAGTATTAATGCAAGAGGCAGGAATGACAGGAGGAATTTAATATGGGAACAACTTTATCAGATATTATCGTACCGGAACTGTTTAATCCGTACGTTATTCAAAAGACACTTGAAAAATCGGCACTTGTACAAAGCGGTATAGTGCAGAATGACGCAGAATTTGACAAGCTTGCGTCACAGGCAAGTCCGCTTGTAAATATGCCGTTTTTCTCTGACCTAACAGGTGAATCGGAAACGGTTATCGAGGGCGACGACCTTACCGCCGGCAAAATCAGCAGTAAGAAAGACGTTGCGGTAATTTTAAGACGTGCAAAAATGTGGAGTGCAACAGACCTTTCCGCCGCAATGTCGGGTGCTGACCCTATGGCGGCGATTGCAAGTCTTGTATCTGACTTTTGGGTGAGAGATTTACAAAAGGAACTTATCGCAGTGCTTAAAGGTATCTTCGGCACAATTCCGGCAGTCTCCGACGGCTCGCCTAAAGAGGCTGAAACAAGACTTGCGTCAAACATTCTTGATATGTCAAGCGCAAGCGGTAACGGTGCAAAATGGAGCGGAAGTGCTTTTATTGACGCACAACAGCTTTTAGGCGACAACAAAGCGGAACTTACCGCCGTTGTTATGCACAGTGCAGTTGAGGCGGCACTCAGAAAGCAAGACCTTATTGACGTAATTCAGCCGTCGGGGGCAAATCCGTTCAGTACATATATGGGTAAGAGAGTTATTATTGACGACGGCTGTCCTGTAACAGGTTCTGGTTCGAGTCAAGTATTTTCAACATATCTTTTCGGCAACGGTGCGATTGCTCTCGGCAACGGTACACCGGAAAAGTTTGTTGCGACCGAAACAGACAGAGATAAGAAAAAGGGCAGCGGTGTTGACTATCTTATCAATCGTAAGACGTATATTCTTCACCCACGCGGTATTAAGTTTACGGACGCCGATGTCGCAAATACGGAAGGTCCTACGCGTACGGAACTTGCCAACGCAAAAAACTGGACACCCGTATATGACCCTAAGCAGATTAGAATTGTCGAAATGCGTCACAAGATTTGATGAGGTGACTTATGGATGAGTATATAGCTGTTTTTGCGGATATGTACGGCATAAGCGAAGATGACAGAGGAAAAGCCGAAAGGTGTATTGAAAGCACAATCGAATATATCAAGAATTATTGCCACATTGACAGTATTCCCGATGATTTAAAGCATACCGTTATACTTATGGCGGCGGACTTGTTCCGCTATGATGTATCGGCATCGTCGGGACAATATGACAATGTAACGTCAATCAAAGAGGGCGATGTTACCGTATCGTACGGCAGTAATTCAAGCAGTATGTCGAGCGTGTTTAAAGACTACAAAGCAAGGCTTGCACGTTTCAGAAAGTTGGTGTGGTGATGAATATGGTAAGAGCGGCGATTGAAAGACTGTATAAAGGTTTATGTTCTGTCAAAGTGAAAGTTTCAAGCGTGAATGAGGAAACAGGAGAAACTGTATTTACCGAAAAGGCTGTTTTAACGGAACAGCCTTGCCGACTTTCATTTCAAAGCCGAAATTCGGCGGCAAAGGACGACGGATATAACACTGTATCGCAATCGGTTGTGCTTTTTATTGCGCCTGAGGTTGAAATACCGTCGGGCAGTAAAATAACCGTTACACAAAACGGAAAAACAACTGACTATTGCCGTAGCGGTGAAAGTGCGGTTTATACATCGCACCAAGAAATTGCACTGGAATTATTCGAGGATTATGCGTAATGAATGAGATTGATTTTTCACAGCTTGAGAAATTACAAAAGCAAATGGAAAGTGTGGATTACACCAAAGCTTGTGCATCGGCTATGAATGTAATTTCACAGAGGGCATTAAAATACATCAGTAACGTAACAAAACCCGGACATTACAAGAACGGTAAAACGGGCGGTACACTGAAAAAGAGTTGGCAAGCAGAAAGAACAACTGTAAGCGGAAGTACGGTAAAAGGCGGAATATATACCGCACTTGAATATGCTCCTTATGTGGAGTTCGGACACCGTACAAGGCTCGGAAAGGGTACGTCCCCGAAGTACAAGCCTAAGAAAAACGGCAAAAAGTGGGTTGAGGGTAAAAAGTATCTTAACACCGTAGTACCGAAAGTCGAAAGGGATGCACCTAAAATACTTATGCAGAAAATGGAGGAAGTATTGAAATGACATCAAAAATAAAAAATGCAGTGACGAAAGCTATTCATAACCTGTTTGGCGATGATTATGCGGTATATACGGCATACACAGAACAAGGATTTTCAGAGCCTTGCTTTATCGTTGAAATGTTTCCGCTTAACGTACAGTCGACAAATTCATTTTTGGACGATGAAACGCAGACGGTAAAAATACGATATGTTCCGAAAGAGATAAGTCAAGACGAATTTATCGAAGTGGCTGAAAAATTGAGAGGCTTGTTTTTGTATAAACCGCTTGTACTGTCAGACGGTATGCGTGTAAGGTGCTTTGATATTAATTTCTCTTTGGAAAACTATACGCTTGTGACGGAGCTTGTATACAATTACACCGTTAAGGTGAGAAACGAAAGTACATACGATAAGGCAGAAGATTTGATATTAGGAGGAGATTTATAATGGGTTTACCTGAAATAAATATAGTGTTTCAGTCCAAAGCTGAAACGGCAATTAAACGAAGTGCAAACGGCATTGTTGCACTGATTTTGCGTGACGCAACCAAAAGCGATATTACATCATATTCGTATACAAATGAGAGAGAAGTTGTAAAATCTCATTGGACAACCGCAAATTATGATTACATAAGCAAGACGTTCCTCGGCGGACCGCAAAGGGTTATTGTTGAGAGAATAGGTGCGGAAGATACCTATGACGACGCACTTGCACGATTAAAAAATAAAAAGTGGAATTACCTTGCAATACCGTCGCTTGCCGATAACGAAAAAGATATTGCGGATTGGATTATTGCACAGAGAAGTGCGAAAAAGACTTTTAAAGCCGTACTTCCGTATGCGGCGAATAATGAGGGTATTATAAACTTCGCAACCGATGATATAAAAGTCGGTACAAAGGTTTATACCACTGCCGAATACTGTTGCCGTATCGCAGGACTTTTGGCGGGATTGCCTATGACAGAGGGTGCAACGTATCAAACTCTTGCGGAGATTGAAAGCATAACGGAAAGTACAACTCCGGATGATGATATTGACGGCGGTAAGTTTATACTTATCAATGACGGTGAAAAGGTTAAAGTCGGCAGAGGTGTCAATTCGCTTGTAACCTTGTCGGGTGATAAGACGGAGGATATGAAGAAAATCAAGATTATAGACAGTCTTGACCTCATAAGAGATGATATAAAAGCGTCGTTTGAGGAAAATTATATTAACGTTGTAAACAGTCACGAAAATAAAATGTTGTTCATCGGTGCGGTTAATCAGTATTTTAAGTCGTTGCAGTCACAGGGCGTATTGTATGACGGTGCGGATTGCAGAGCTTATATTGACGTTCAGTCACAACGTGAATGGCTTGCTCAAAAATATGACGTGTCAGATTGGACAGACAGTGAGGTCGAAGTGGCAAATACGGGAAGTATCATATTTGCGGGGGCTGATATTACAATACAGGATTGTATTGAAGATTTGAGTTTTAAAATAGGATTGGAGTGATAGATAATGGCTGAAAGTGTTAAACCGAGAGGTAATCAACTTTGTTCCGGTACATTCGGTAAACTTTGGATTGACGGAAGTCTTGCCTATGAAGTGTATAAGTTCGAGGCAAAGGAAAAGACAAATCGTGAGAGTGTAAGCTTTGCCGGCGATACAACGAACGATTCAAAACTTATGGGCGTTGACTATGAATTTTCATATACCGTACGAAAAGTATATTCAAGAGGTAAAGAAATAGCCGACGGTCATAAAAAAGGTAAAGATACAAGACATACGTTGGTGGCAAGACTTGAAGATCCTGATAACGGCGGTTATGAAACAATTCAACTTGATAATTGTTGGTATAATGATGTGTCACTTATGAATTTTGAAAACGGTAAGATAGTTGAGGAAGAATTCAGCGGCGGTCTTACCGACTATGACCTTACATCTACAATGAATGCGTAAAAACGGAGGTAAAAGATTATGGATAAGAATACAAAAATTACTCTTGCGGAACTTATTAAGCGTAAGGAGCAAGTGCTTGAGGCAAAGAAAAACGTAAAAAGAGCGAGAGTTTATGTAAAAAGCCTTGGTGGCGAGATTGTTATAAAAGCACCGACAAAGTCGCTTGCAACAGAATCGGCGGAAATGGAAAAGGACGGTGACGCTCACCTTGTTTATGAGTGTGTTGCCGAACCGGATTTACATTCAAAAGAACTTCAGGAGGCATACGGCTGTACATATCCCGAAGAAATCGTAGAAAAGATTTTTGACGACGGCGAAATCTCACCGATTGCAATGGAGTGTATGAAACTTGCGGGATATATCGACAGTGTAAAACTTGTTGAAGAAGTAAAAAACTGATAGAGGCAGATGATGAACTCTATATGATACATCATTATCTGCAAAGAGGAATATTGCCCGAAAAGGTGCTTGCAAGACCGGAAATTGAAAAAATATTTTTCCTTGCAAGTGCCAAAAAGGCAAATGATGACGAGTACGCAAAGTGGAAGGCATTGGGAGGTGAATAGTTTTGCAGAATAAAAGTTCGATAGTTCTGAATATGAACCTTAATGCGAGTGGATTTGCCCGAGGGATAAAAAGTGTAATCGGCAGTGTCAAAAATATGAATGAGTCGATGAAAGACGCAACGAACAGCGCCTCAAAGATGTCTTCTGTAATGAAAGGTATAGGGAGCAGTGCCAAAAAAGTCGGAAAAGGTTTAGCGGTGGCAGGAGCGGCCGCGGCGACTGCCGTAACGGCTTTGGTTTCAAAGTCTGTCGGTGCATTTTCTGATTATGAACAACTTACGGGCGGTGTAGAAACGTTGTTCGGATCAGGCGGAAGAAGTGTTGAGGAATATGCACAGAGTGTCGGTAAAAGTGTTTCTGATATTCAAGGAAAATATGACAGTTTGATGAGTGCGCAAAATGCTGTATTAGAAAATGCAAATAAGGCATATATGACCGCCGGAATGTCGGCGAATGAATATATGGATACTGTTACGGGATTTTCAGCGTCATTAATATCAAGCTTAGGCGGAGATACAAACAAGGCGGCGGATTACGCAAATTCGGCATTGGTTGATATGTCCGATAATGCAAATAAAATGGGTACGGATATGGAGTCCATAAAAAATGCGTATCAGGGATTTGCAAAACAGAATTATACTATGCTTGACAACTTGAAGTTAGGTTACGGCGGTACACAAGAGGAAATGAAACGACTTCTCAGTGACGCAGAAAAACTTACGGGACAGAGGTACGACATTTCATCATTTGCCGATATTACACAGGCTATTCACGCAATTCAAACTCAAATGGATATTACCGGCACAACCGCAAAAGAGGCAAGCACGACAATAAGCGGATCGTGGGGGTCACTGAAAGCGGCATTTCAAAACGTGTTGGTGGGACTGACAACAGGCGGAGATATGTTTGACCAAAGTTTAGACGCATTGATTAATACAGCCGTAACATTCGGACAGAATATTATACCCGCCATTAAAGGTGCTTTGAGTGGTGTCGGCTATTTAATTGAGGGGTTGGCACCGGTAATCGGCGAAACAATTCCACCGTTAATTAATGACCTCGCTCCTACATTGGCAAACAGTGCCGTATCGCTTATATCGTCTTTGGTAAATGGTCTGACACAGAACGCAACGCAATTTTCAGAGTGCTTGAGCAATATGATTATTGTAGCGGTCGCCGGTATTTCAACCGTAGTGCCACAGTTATTAGATGCGGCATCAAAAATAGTCAGCAATTTAATGCAAGGATTAACTAATTCTATGCCTCAAATTGTGAACGGAGCAGTAACTTTGATAGAGGGGTTAGTCAATGGATTAGTGAACAACATACCATTGCTTATTATGGGAGCCGTTCAGCTTGTTGCGTCATTAGCTAACGGTTTGATAGCAAATTTACCGAGAATAATAGATGCAGGTGTAAATCTGATAACAGGAATTGTTAGCGCGTCATATTCGATGATGCCCCAAATTATACAAAACGGAATGCAGTTGGTCGTAAACTTAGCAGTCGGACTTGTACGGGCAATTCCGCAGTTGATAGCGGCTTTACCGCGAATAACGGGTGCAATCGTAAAAGGATTTAAGTCTGTTAATTGGTTTGATTTGGGTTTGCAGTTGATAAAGTCAATTTGGGAAGGTATCAAATCAATCGGAAGCGAGATGTGGAACGGAGTCAAAGAAAAAACGTCAGAATTATGGGGCGGTGTTAAAAATGTTGTATCGGAAAAACTGAACAACATAAAAAGTGCCTATGACGCGCACGGCGGTGGACTGAAAGGTGCTACATTTGCGGCAATAGAGGGTGTCAAGGAATACTACAGGACAGGCTATGACGCAATTAATCAATTAACAGGCGGTAAGCTCGGCGAGGTTGTCAATGCAGTCGGTGAAAAGATGGAAGTCGTAAAAGGTAAATTCAGCGAAGCGTTTGGCAATGTGAAAAACACCGTAATGACTATTTTTGAAAACATTAAAAATGGTATTACTGAAAAAATCAGTGCGGCGGTGAACAAAGTCAAGGAGATATTCGGCAGTATTGCCGACAAGGTATCGGAAGTTTGGGGTAAGATTAAAGGAATTATCAAAGCGCCTAAGATTGTACAAAAAGGTACGGTAAGTATAGCCGGTGTCAGTACACCGATTCCGAAACTTGGACTTGAATGGAATGCAAAAGGCGGTATTATGACACGTCCGACAGCGTTCGGATATGCAAACGGAAAAGTTCAAATGGGCGGAGAGGCAGGAGCAGAGGCGATACTTCCGCTTAGAACATTTTGGAACAATTTAAGTCAATACATAGCCGAAAGCAACAAAGGCGGCAATACTATAACGAATGAAATTAAGATAGTTATAAACGCCGACAACAAAACCACCGATGAAATCGCCGACGACGTTATAAACGTAATAGTTCCTAAAATTCAAAAATGTATGGCAAATATGTAGGAGGCAAAATGTTAGATTTCTATTTAAGTATAAACAACAGTGAAGAAGTTATACATATTCCTGTCACGCCGTCCGAATTTACCGTATCAAGTTCACAAGGTACGGAAACTTTTGAAACGGCAAATTACGGTTGGATAAAAATTATCGGAAATCCCGAGCTTAAAACTGTATCGTGGAGCAGTTTCTTACCGATGACCGACTATCCGTATTTAAGGGACAGAAGTATGAAAGGGCAGGAATACGCAGACAAGATTGAAAATTGGCGTAAACGTAAACTTCCGATAAGGCTTGTCATTACTTCCACGGGTATTTGCAATGTTGATATAAATACAGCGGCGGCAATAGATAAGTTTGATTACAGTGTAGGCGCAGGCGGCGATTTGAATTATTCAATCGAGCTTGGAGAAGTAAATCTTTTAAACGATGTACAGGAGGGGTTGACAGTGGCGCAGTATGATGAAATAATGGCGAGAATTGATAATATAGAAGAAAGGCTTAGCAGTGTTGAAAACACAATGATATATAACTATATGGACGATAATATGCCGTCTTGGGCTAAACCGACTATTCAAAAGCTGATGGACAGAGGTATTATAAGCGGTACAGACGATAATGAACTCGGTCTTACAATGGATATTATTCGTACACTTGTTATTATTGACAAAACAGACGGATTTGAAAATTATACGGTTGACATTATGCCGTCATGGGCAGAGGCGACTATTGAAAAGGTAAAAAGAAAAGGCTATCTAAACGGTGACGGCGAGGACGGATACGGTTTGACAAAGAGTATGATACGTTTGCTTGTTATTATGGATAATGCAGGTTGTTTCGGTGATTAAAAATGTTGCAATATTTTCCTTTTGTAATATAATAAAACAAAAGACAAATTAAAAATTTCAAATAAGGCTTAGAAAGTACATCGAATTTCGATGTACTTTTTTTAGAAAAAACTCTTGACTTTTGTCGGGCAATAGTATATAATTATGCCAGACAAAAGAAAGGAGGATAGAATATGTCACCCAGAACAGGCAGACCAACTGATAATCCCAGACCTAATAAAATAAGTATTCGCATAAGTGATAAGGACAAAAATACTCTTGAAACTTATTGCGAGCAAGAATGTGTAAATAAAACTGAGGCAATAAGTCGAGGAATACAAAAGTTGGAAAGTGATATAAAAAAATAAAAAAAACTCTTGACACTATCTTGATAGTATGATATTATGATAGCACAAAAAGGGGGGTGAAGATATTAAACAAGTAGTAATTAGGTTGTCTGATGATGTTCATGCAAAACTTAAATTGAAAACGGTAAAAGAAAATACATCTATCCAAGATGTGGTTGAAAGATTTATTAAGTTTTATGTATCAAGCGATGAGCCTGTCAATATCAATTTTAAAACTACAGAAAGTGTAGAGAAAATTCATTCTGATAATGATAATAGAGTTTTGAAAATAGATGTCAATAAAGCGGATTACAAGCCAAAAACGACAGACGAAATATATGAAATAATTAATAAAGGCATCAATCAAATAGTGGAGCAAATTGTCTCGGACAACAAAAATGAAAAAAAAGAATAGTCTGCACTTCCCGACCAAAGAATTTCACAGACTATTCAACACGACAGGAATACCTATCTATAAATATTATACTATAGATTAGGTACTTCTGTCAAACATTATTTTGATAGGAGGAAAATATAGTGGAAAATCAACTAATTAACATCGCAAACAACAACGGGGTACTAACAGTAGGAAGTGTAGAAGTAGCTCGACATTTTGAAAAGCAGCATAAACATATTTTGCAAACTATTCATGATTTGGCGGCCGAAAATTCGGCTGCGAAAAATATGTTCATTGAAAGTACTTACGAAAATAGAGGAAAGCAGTATCCGCAATACTTAATTACTCGTGACGGTTTCTCTCTTTTGGTAATGGGCTTTACAGGGAAAAAGGCTCTTGAATGGAAATTGAAGTATATAGAGGCTTTTAACAAAATGGAAACGGCATTAAAGCAGGCAATTCCTACACTTGATGTTGCAAAAGCTAAAGAACTTAAAATAAAAGAGGATAGAGCCACCGCAATGTTGCTTAATGCTCAAAATCGTATGATAAAAACGCTTTTATCGAACACTAAGGACAAAAACTTATCACAGATTGCGATTGATGTTATGGGTATTAAGGCGGTGGAGCAGATAACGGGTAAGAATATGAACCAGTATTTACCCGAATGTGAAAAGCTTTATTCAGCAACGGAAGTCGGTGGAATGTTCGGTGTATCGGCTATGAAAATTGGCAAGACTGCAAATGCAAGCGGACTTAAAAATGATACATACGGTAAAATGGTTATGAGTAAGTCAAAACATAGTTCTAAAGAAGTACAACAGTTTTTATACAATGAAAAAGGTGTACAAGCTTTAGGCAAGATTTTAGGCAAGACTGTTAAAACGGCATAGGAGGGAATTGTGATGTTAAGTAGAGAAGATATAATTAAGTATATAACTAAATGCGTTGATTGTGCTATGCCGATTTTACAAGATGAAAATGGTCTTGATGTATCAAGAGGTTATAGCTTTATGTTGGATAAAGATAAAAAGGCTAAGGTACATATAGTTTTTGAAAATTGTATATGATTATAGCATTAAAGCACCTTTCGGGGTGCTTTTTCTATGCAATAAAATGAGGTGACATGATGTGCAGACGAATACCACCATAGTAAGATAGTGAAAAAAGTATACAAAAGTTTAAAAGGAGGTTTATATGGGTGTAATTGATAATGCAGTTCAATGGGCGACAGATATTGCAAATGACGACAGTCATTGGTACAGTCAAGACGTGAGATGGGGACCGCATTATGATTGTTCTTCTTTTGTTATAACGGCATATCAAAATGCGGGAGTGCCTGTAAAAGATAATGGTGCTACATATACGGGGGATATGTATAACGTTTTTATTTCGTGCGGATTTAAAGACGTAACGTCATCCTGTAATCTGTCAAACGGAGCAGGTATGTTAAAAGGTGATGTACTTTTAAATAAAGCAGACCATACCGCTTTGGTACAGACAGACGGCGGAACAACCGTTGAGGCAAGAGGAACATCATTCGGTATTGTTACCAACGTGCCTTACAGAAATTATCCGTGGGATTGTGTACTCAGATATACCAAAGACGGAGGCGGTTATATTGCAAACTGGGTTGAGAGAGAAATACCGAACATCGGAAAGTCGCTCGCAACTAAATCATATATGGCATATCAAACATATACGAACAGTCAAGCAAGCGGATATAAATACTTGTGGGGCAGTGACAGCAGTACGTCAAACGGCGGATTGCGAAAGTACAAAGATTTTATTTGTATGGCACTCGGTTCGTATTACGGACCGGACGGCACGTTTGTTAAGATTGAATTTGACGATGGTAAAGTGATATACGCAGTCAAAGGTGACGAAAAGAAAGACAGCGAAACCGACAGCCGACATATGTATCACACAGGCAGTGATGCAAATATGACGGAGTTTATCATTGACGGAAATGTTGTAACAGGCAATGAAAAATTCACATCTGCATTAGAGTCGGAGGGGATTAACCGCTCTGCCCGTGTTGTGAGAATTTGGACAAGCGATACAGAGCCGACATACGGAAGTACAGGAAGTACATCGGGTGAAAAAGAATATCATTTTGCGGATACCAACGAAAAAATACCTATCCACAATTCGATTTTCAAACAAGCACCTATGCAGTTAGACGGTGCTTTGAAAGTAGTGGTAAATGATACAGACGTATCAAAGCATATAGGAGATATATCGTGGACAAATACAAAAAATACACTTGCGACAACGATGTCTTTCAGCACTCCGAAACCTAAAGAAATGAAGTATATGAATATATACATACCCAAAATGGGTGATATTATGAGGTACAGCGGAGGAGATAAAGAAGATTTCAGAGGTGTAATAATCGAGGTTGACGACGGAGCAATGTATGAAAACAAATACACCGCCGTTGATGTAGGGTGGTATCTGAACAAAACCACCGACACATATCAGTTTACATCTATGAGAGCCGACGACTGTATAAAGAAAATATGCAACGATTTATACATTCCGATTGTGCTTATTCCCGAATTGAGTACGCTTATAACGCAAATATATATCGATAAGCCTGTATCTGACGTTATCAAGGATATTCTTGAAAAGTGCGGAAGTGGGTATAACTTTGACTTTGTACCCGACGGTATGCGTATATATTTGTGCAATGATAAGGTGGTCGAGCCGAAGTTTAGAATATCGCCGAATACCGAACTCAAAAACTCAGTACAGTATATGGGTAATATTGAGCATAAAGGCAGTATTGAGAATATGAAGAACAGTGTTAAGGTGATAACCGATACGGACGTTATGACTACCCTGAAAGCCGAGGAGAGTATATCAAAATACGGCTTTCTGCAAGAAGTGGTAAAAATGAATGACGGAGATAATGCGTCGGACTTGGCAAAGAAAAATCTTGGCGAGCTGAATAAGGAAGATGAAACGTATTCCGGTGAAATAATAGAGGAATTGGCAAGCTATACACGAGCCGGAAGCACGATAGAAAAAGACGGAGTGAAGTATGTAATTACAAGCAGTCAGCACAGCATAAAAAACGGTGTTCACTACAATAAAATTGATATGGAGAGATTAGTATGAAAAACGGAGTCGAAACACTTGCAAAGATGTTTAAGGACCGTGAAAACGCAACGAGTGATTTTGTCGTATTCGGTAAAATAATTGAGCTACCGAACCTTAAAATACAATTCACCTCTAAAATAATTCTGACTAAGGACCATATAAAAAGTCTTATTGATTTATACAAACAGGATATTGACGGACGATATGTTTATAAAGGCAGAGAAGTTGCAATGATTCCGTACAGAGGCAATAACAGATATTTGGTGTTGGGGGTGACGGAGAATGGCTGATTACACAAAAACAGAACCTGCATTCGATTTTCAAAAGGGCGATTTTATTATTATAAACGGTCGTCCGAAAATGACGGTTGGCAGGGAACGTATAAAAAATTGGGTGCAAAAAATACTCAATACGCAAAAGGGCAGATATAAAATTTATAACGGTACAGGATACGGTATAAATATAGAAGATACTTTTGTCGGAAAGAATTACAATCGTGACTACATCCGTTCGGAAGTCAAGCGCGAGATAACCGAAATGCTTACCGCAAATGAAGATATAGTAAGTATTGATAACTTTAATATGGAAGTAGACGGCTCACTGCTTACAGTATCTTTTACCGTAAACAGCGTGTACGGCGATATAAATGACGTTAAGGGGGCGATATAATGGCTGAAACTATTGATACAATACTTGAACGTATGCTTTTGCAGATACCGTCAAGATATGATACGTCATCGGGAACTTATACATACGATATAGAAAAATCAACGGCAACGGAGTTTGAGAATGTTTATGATATTATATCATCTCTTGACTCCTATTTTTATGCGTCAACCGCTACGGGTAAGTATCTTGATATGCGTGTAGGTGAGTTTGGATTGGAACGCAAAGAGGCAAGCTATGCAACAGGCTGTGTGACTGTAAGCGGTAACGTCGGAGCAAAAGTGTCTGTCGGTGAAAAGGT